CTTGCTTTCTCCCAAAACTCTAAACTTTTTCACGATTATTTTTTAAAGTTTTATGAAAATGTTTTCTTTCCTACTTTAGAGAAGGAAGGTATTACCACGGTTATTAATATGGGTGATACTTTTGATAGTAGGAAAGGAATTGATTTTGCTGCATTGACATGGGCTAAAGATAATTATTTTGATCGTTTAAAAGAGATGGGCATCACAGTTCATACAGTTGTAGGAAACCATGATGTATACTATAAGAATACAAATGATATAAATGCGATAGATTTATTATTGAGAGAGTATGATAATATACCAATATATGAAGAAACAACTTCTATAGAAGTAGGTGGTTGCAATATTCTTCTTGTACCGTGGATTAATAAAGAGAATGAAGAAAAGAGTGTTGCCTTGATTAAAAAGTCAAGAGCATCGGTGTGTATGGGACACCTTGAGTTGAATGGATTCAGAGCAACTCCAGGTCATATGATGGAACATGGAATGGAATGGGATATATTTAAGAAATTTAAAAAGACATTCTCTGGTCATTATCATTGCAGATCTAATCAAGATAACATTTATTATTTGGGTAATCCTTATGAGATGTTCTGGAATGACGTAGATGATGAGAATAGAGGATTTCATATATTTGATACAGAGACACTAGAACATACTCCTGTTAATAATCCATATAGACTTCATAAGGTAATCTATTATAATGATCAAGATTATCAGTTGTTTGATGCAAGAGAATTAGAGAATAAAATAGTTAAAGTAGTGGTAAGGAAAAAGAGTAATCAAGTAAAATTTGAAAAATTCATCGATAAGTTGTATAATGCTAACGTGGCTGAGTTGAAGGTTGTGGAGAATTTTATTCTTCATGATATAGAAAATTTTGAAGCATTTGAATCAGAAGATACTCTTTCAATTCTTAATAGGTATGTGGAAGAGGCACAGACTGATTTAGATAAATCAAAGATTCAGAAGATGCTTCAAGAAAACTATCAAGAGGCTTGTGAGTTAGTATAATGTTTATATTGACTATAACTGGGAAAGAGAGGGAAGGTGCTTATGCTGTAGAAGATAAGAAAGGAGGGCAAATTTTATATATCTTTGAAGAAGAAGACGATGCTGATAGATATGCTATGATGTTAGAAGATGTTGGATATCCTGAAATGAATGTAGTTGAAGTTGATGAAGAATTGATGATGAAGACTTGTCGTATACATGGATATGAATATGCCATCATTACTCCTAATGACATTGTAATTCCACCTGAAGATCATGATTACATTTGAAAAGATACGCTGGAAAAACTTTTTAAGTACTGGCAATCATTACACTAATATACAATTTAATAATCATGCTACTACATTAATTGTAGGAACCAATGGTGCAGGTAAGAGTACGGTATTAGATGCTCTTACTTTTAGTTTATTTGGTAAACCTTTTAGAAAGATTAATAAGGGTCAGTTAATTAATAGTTCTAATGAAAAGGATTGTAAAGTAGAAGTGGATTTTTCTATTGGTGATATTGAATGGAAAGTAGTGAGAGGAATAAAACCCAATACATTTGAGATCTGGAAGGATGGTAATTGTTTAGATCAATTCTCTAATGCTAATGATCAACAGAAGTGGTTAGAACAAAATGTTCTTAAAATGAATTATAAGTCTTTCACGCAGATTGTAATTTTAGGATCTACTAATTTTGTTCCTTTTATGCAATTGACGGCTACGCATCGAAGAGAGGTTATTGAAGATCTGTTGGATATCAAAATCTTTTCATCTATGAATAATATAATTAAGGATAAGATTAAATTAGTAAGAGATGAGATAAGGACATTAGATCTTAAAAAAGAGTCTTTGAATGATAAAGTAGAGATGCAAACTAATTGGATCAAAGAATTGGAATCAGAAAGTAAGGAAAGAATAGAAGATAATAAAAAGAAGATGAGATCTATAGGTGATGAGATTTGTGTATTAATGTTACAGAATGAACATACGGATGACCGAGTATTTGGACTTACTGAAGAACAAGAGAAAGTAACAGGTGCTACAGAAAAGTTACGTGAGTTAGGAAACCTTAAAGGGAAAATATCTAATAAGGTATCTACCATTACTAAAGAGCATAAGTTCTTTACAAAGAATACGGTTTGTCCTACATGCACACAGGCTATAGACGAGGACTTTAGACTAAATAAAATCGAAGATGCTCAAAATAAAGCAAAGGAGTTGCAATCTGGTTATAAAGAACTAGAAGAAGCAATTAAAAAGGAAGAAGAGCGAGAGCATCACTTTACAAATTTATCTAAGGAGATTACTTCACTAACGCATGGCATTTCTAAAAACAATACTCGCATCTCTGGGTGTCAACGACAAATCAGAGATTTGGAATCGGAAATTCAAACTATTACCGATAAATGTGCAAACAGAAATACTGAGCATGAGAAATTAGAATCATTTCAGAATAAGTTAGCAGAGACATATGAAGCGTTAGCTTCAGAAAAAGAAACCATTCAATACCATAATTTTAATTATGGGTTACTCAAGGATGGTGGAGTTAAGTCCAAAATCATAAAGAAGTATTTGCCACTGATTAATCAGCAGGTGAATAGGTATCTTCAGATGATGGATTTTTATATAAACTTTACATTGGATGAGGAGTTTAACGAGACTATTCAATCTCCTATCCATGACAATTTTTCCTATTGTTCCTTTAGTGAAGGGGAGAAGATGCGGATTGACCTAGCACTTCTCTTTACTTGGAGGGAGGTAGCACGGTTTAAAAATTCTGTCAACACCAATCTTCTGATCATGGATGAGGTGTTTGATTCCTCACTTGATGGGTTCGGAACGGAAGAATTCCTTAAGATTATCCGCTTTGTTATCAAAGATGCTAACGTTTTTGTCATATCGCACAAGACAGGTATGGACGATAGGTTCGATAGTGTGCTAAGATTTGAGAAAGTAAAAGGATTCAGCAGGTTAGCCCTATGATCGGAATTGTTGGTAATGGTTTCGTTGGCAATGCAGTTTACCAGAACGTAAGGGATAAAGCACCAACCAAGGTTTATGACGTAGACCCCAATAGATCTTTCAATACTCTAGAAGAGGTTCTAGATCAGCAGTACATTTTTGTCTGCCTTCCGACTCCGATGAAAATGGATGGTAGTTGTGATCTATCCATCTTGGATAGTTTCTTTGCTGGTATTAAGCAGGAGGAGTATGTTGTTAGAGATACTGTCTTTATTATTAAGTCCACTGTTCCTATTGGAACCACCAAAGCATATGCTGAGAAGTATGAGTTTCTTACTATTGCTCATAACCCAGAGTTTCTCACTGCTAGGAATGCTGTGGTTGATTTTAAGAATGCAGAGAGAACTATAATAGGTGGAAATCAATATGCTACTAGAGATGCAGCTAATTTTTATTGGAGATATTTTCATGAAACTCCAGTTATTACGATGAGTTCTGATGAAAGTGAAGCAGTGAAGTATTTCTCTAATACCTTCTTGGCTTACAAGGTAGCATATTTCAATAAGATATATGATATGTGTGAGAAGGTGGGTATGGATTATAATAATGTGGTGGAGGGTGTGACTGCTGATAGTAGAATCGGTACATCACATACCAGAGTACCTGGTATAGATGGTGACAGGGGTTTTGGTGGAACTTGTTTCCCCAAGGATATTAATTCTTTGATTGTTCAACTGGAAAAGGAGGACATCAATGCTGATATGTTCAGGGAGATCTGGAAGTATAACCAAGAGATCCGCACTGTTATTGATTGGACGGTAACATGAAACTAGAATTTTATGAAGGTAAGAAAGTATTGATCACAGGACATAAGGGTTTCATAGGAAACCACTTGTGGAGTTTTATTCAAGAGTCTAACTGTTATGGTGAGTGGCAGAATGAAAGATGGGATCTTTATGGTTTGGATTTTCCTGATGATATAGGATTCTTTAAACCTAAAGAGAAGTATGATTATGTTATTCATCTTGCTGCCTTTGCTGCTCTTAGAGAAAGTTTTGAAGATCCTGATAGGTTCTGGGAAAATAATGTAGAGAAGTCTAAACCTATCTTTGATTATTGTGGAGAGAATGATGTAAGGTTAATTTATGCTAGTTCTGCTGGTGCTCATGGGTGGTCTCAAAACCCTTATGCTATTACCAAAAAAGTTAATGAACTCCAAGCACCACCTAATAGTGTGGGTATGAGATTCTTTAATGTATGGGCAGAGGAGGGAAGTAGACCTGACATGCTATACAGGATGCTTCAGGAGAATACTGCTAAGTACATTACCAGACACTATAGAGACTATATCCATGTTAGGGAAGTAGCAACTGCCATATGTTTACTAATGGATTCTAATTTTAGAGGACACCTTGATATTGGATATGGTGAAGCAATACCAGTAATGGATATAGCAAAGTCAATGGGAAGGGATCTACCTATTAAGGAGGACACACCTGGAGAGCCAGACAGTTTGCAAGCTGACACAAGGGTCTTGCGTCAATTGGGATGGCGTCCTACAATAAATATTAAGGATACGTTCAAGGGCAATGACAGTACCCAATTGGCAGCACAACTCGGGGAAATACCCTTCGAGGAAACTTAAGCCTCAAGCATTACGTCAAGCAAGGAAAAGGCGTAGACAGTTGATAAAGCGTCTACTCACCTCCCCAAAAGGGAGGTTTTTTAGTATGATAGGTATATCAAAAGAAAAGTTACATGGCAGTACAGCAAGAAATCAAGTCACAATTAGCAAAGTTGCTAGCCACTGAGGACTTAGTAGTAGAACATAAGGATGTCCCTACAGCACAGTTCAATGTACATACAAGAGAGTTGCTTCTTCCTATGTGGGAAAAGGCAAGTGGAACTGTATATGATATGTTGGTTGGTCATGAGGTAGGACATGCACTCTTTACACCAGATGAAGAGATGGGAGTGGAAGTTCCTGCTACATTTTTAAATGTAGTAGAAGATGTGAGAATAGAAAAGTTAATGAAGAGAAAGTATCTTGGTATTGCTAAGACTTTCTATAAAGGGTATCATGAGTTACATGAAAAAGATTTCTTTGAGGTAAAGGATGAAAATCTTGATGATCTTAATCTTGCTGATAGGGTTAACCTATACTATAAGGTGGGTGCGTTCCTTGATGTTGATTTTACAGATGGTGAGACTAAGATTCTTGAGATGATTGGAAAGTGTGAAACTTTCAAGGAAGCAAAGGAAGCAGCAAAGGTTCTTTATGAGTATTGTAAGGATGAAGTAAATCAGGAACAACAAACACAGAAGGATGAGGAAGAAGGTGAGGGTGAGATGGATCTACCTTCCAATTCATCAGATCTAGAGACTGAAGAAGTAGATGGACAAGAAGTTGATGATGAGACACCTGATGTAGAACCCAAACCAGCAGAGGCAGAGAAAGAACCAGAAGTTCAAACTGCTGAATCATTGGAGAGTCATCTTCAAGATTTAGTAAGAGAGAATGCTGTAGAGAATGTTTATCTTGAAATTCCTGATTTAAATTTAGATTC